AAGAGCGGCGAAAGCTGCACGCCGTGGACTACGGCACCTATAAATCGCTCCTGGCGAAGTTGGCCGCCGCACGTTTTGCCGGCGATGAAGACGCCGCCCGTGCGTATCTCGCGGCGCATCCCCGCGAATTTGACGCACACCGCGCTTTTCAAAGCGCGCACGAATAAGTTATCGAAACGAACAATAAACGCCGTCAGCGGCGAAATAAATAAGCAATGCGCTGTTTTCAGCGCGATAATCTCCAACAAAAAGCATGACACACAAAAAGAAAAACCAGAACCCGGCACCGACGCCTCCGAAAAACACCCGGCACCTCACCGCCGAACGCTTGCACGACCTCGCCCGCAAGTGGAAACGAGCCCAAAGCGCCGAGCGCGCCGTGGTACTCTTCACCTATTCGCGCGAACAAGGCGTGCAGACTGCCGTATTTGGTTGCGATGAGCATCTCACCGAAATTGTAGCGAGCGGCGTGCGCTTGTGTCTCGCCCCTCAACTCCGCGCCACGGAACCCGATGCGCACCTTTCTCTCACTTGGGAAGACACGGCGGCACAGAAGCCCGCGAACTTCTGGCAGCGTTTGCGCACGTGGTTTCTTCCTTTCAACATTGAACGCTAACCTATGCAAGTAATCAAATTCTCAATTAAGAAATAAACAACATGAGCGAAAGAAACAACAGAAAGAAAAGCGAACAAGAGGTCACGCAGAAGCAATTAGACGCGATGGCAGAAGCATGGTGCGCGGACAATAAAGATGGGCGCGCGATGATGTTCGTCTCGTTGTCGGAGTCGAGAATGGCCTATTTACGTATAAGAGGGAAAAGAACTAATCTGATTAGACTCGTCAGAGAGATGATACTCCCTTCCTTGATGGATCGTTTGGGTGATTGGGTCATTACTAGTCCCCTCTCACCCTCGGAGCGAGCATACGGATACCCACCCACCCCGCGCCCTTCGTTGTGGCAACGCATCCGCGCTTGGTTCTTTCCGTTCAACATCAAGTAGTCTTCAATAGAAATGAGAGATATTTTGTTTAGAGGTCGTGACTACCACGGAAATTGGCGCTATGGCAATTTATGCCATTACATAGATGACTCTAATCCTATGTACAAGACTGACGAATTTTACACCATCAGAGCGCAGGATGTTGACTGTGAGGAAGAGGAAGTCGTTATCCCCGAAACCATAGGGCAGCTCGTTTGGAAATCGAGCGATGGTTCCCACGAAGTCTGGGAGGGGGATATAATTGACTGTCGACTCTTTGGAGTTTACCCCAGCATTTGTATGGCGGTTTGGGATATCAACGCCTTGTCCTTTCGTCTTCGCTGGCCTGGACAAATACAATACAGCTCAAAATATTCCTTCGTTGACTTCTTGGGAAACTTGTTTGCTGAAGGAGAAGGTGTAGTTGTTGGTAACATACACGACAATCCTCGTCTTTTTAAGAAGAAGCCCGAAGCCTTCAAAGAGACAGAATCGTAAAAACATAACTATGCAAGTAATTAAATTCCGCGGCCGCTCCATTGCAGACGGCTCAATCGTTTACGGCGGCGTGTTGCAGTACGCCACCGCCTCCTACATCGTTCAACCCGACACGCGCCACGCCGACGCATCACCGCGCTGTATTGAAGTGCACCCCGATTCGGTGGCGCAATACATCAACATGAAAACGGTGGACGGCGAAGAGATCTACACCGGCGACGAGGTGAGCTACTACGATATGAACAACGAGGAGACACGCCGCGGCATCGTTCGATACGATGAAGAAACAGCGGCTTTCTACGTTGGCGGCATCCTTCAAATCCCCGTGTACTTTGAGCCCCATTTCGAATACAAACTAACACCAAAACAATGACAGCAACAGAATACGAGCAACAAGCCCACCGCACCATTGCCGGCCACGCGGCAGAGAACATCACATACTTCGGCTTTGGCCTGATGGCTGAGGCGGGTGAAGTGGCGGACAAGATCGCAAAGGCCGTGCGCCGCGGCGAAATCGAAATCGACGACAACGAGATTTTCTTTGTCTGCGGGAACTGTTTCCAATTCAGGGACAACATCGTGGACGAACTCGGAGACGTGCTTTGGTTCGTTGCAATGATGGCGCGCCGCCTCGGCGTTAGTCTCGAAGAGGTTATGCGCCGCAATCTCGACAAACTCGCCGACCGACAAAACCGCGGCGTGATTATCGGGGACGGCGATAAGCGATGAGCCCGCAGTTACGACGCAGTTACATAGAAATCACACAGAAGAGCCCCGCGAATGCGGCAAATTCGTGTTCGCGGGGACTCTCACAGTTACATTCCGATTACATGAAACAATACATCGACCTACTCGATCACATCATAGCAAACGGGGTGCAGAAAAACGATCGCACCGGCACGGGCACTCGCTCAGTATTCGGCTACCAAATGCGGTTCAATCTCGCCAACGGATTCCCATTGCTCACCACAAAGAAGCTACATTTCAAAAGCATTGTCTACGAGTTGCTGTGGTTCCTTCGCGGAGACACGAACATCAGCTACCTAAACGAGCACGGCGTGCACATTTGGGACGAGTGGGCGGACAAAAACGGAGACCTCGGCGAAATTTACGGCTATCAGTGGCGCAAGTGGCCGACCGCAAACGGCGGACACATTGACCAACTCGACCGCGTTGTGCGCGAGATCAAGACGAACCCCGACAGCCGTCGCCTCGTTGTCAGCGCGTGGAATGTCGAAGCGCTCGACCGTATGGCGCTCCCTCCGTGCCACCTTCTCTTCCAGTTCTACGTGTGCGAAGGCCGTCTCTCGTTGCAACTCTACCAGCGAAGTGCCGACGTTTTCCTCGGACTGCCTTTCAACATCGCTTCCTACGCGCTGCTCACGCACATGGTGGCGCAGGTTTACGGTCTCGAAGTCGGAGATCTTGTAATTTCACTCGGCGACGCACACCTATACAACAATCACATCGAGCAGGCGAACCGCCAGCGCCACCGCACACCGCGTTTTCGCCCCACGTTGCGACTCAACCCCGAAGTGCGCAGTTTGTACGACTTCCGCTACGAGGACATTACGCTCGAGGGCTACAATCCCCACCCACACATCAAGGCGAGAGTATCAGTTTAGCGTATGCTTCACAAAAGAGATCTAACACACAATACGACGTTCATATCATGCTTAAATTATTGGAGCAAACACGGCGGCCGGATATAACATTCTCGCGTAATGGGCGCATTTCCATTACCGCAAGAATCGCCCGTATCCTATCGTTGTCGCCTGGTGATTGTATTAACATTGCCTTCCATCAAGGAGAATGCTATCTGTTCGCTTCCCGAACTGATCATTCTATAGGGCGACACATAGCAAAATGCTATCCTACGAAAAAAGGGTTCAACAACTATTGCGCGAACTCGGTTACCCTATGCCGGCTCATGCTTGACCGCTGTGGAGTGTCTAATCAACAGGCATCTTTTATGGTGGGGCGGGAAGAAAAAAAAGAAGGCGAAGTATATCTGCCTATAATATACAAGAAACCATTATGAATCAAGAAATTAAATACAGTGGACTTTCTACTGTTCCATCGGATCACGAGTGTCCTGACGGTTCTCTTGCGGTATCGATAAATTTGTTGCCGGAGAATGATGCGCTGCAGCCGATTTTAGCACCATCAAAGATCGTACAACTAGAGAAAGGGGAGGCGGTGAGGTTCATTCACAAAACCTCTTCTTTTGAACATTATATCATTTATTCTGATAAGACACAGGCGATTTCTTTTAAGGATAAGAAGAGTAACGTCACTTCTGAAATTGCCATCCTACCCAATGTGACCCATTTTAATGCTATTGGCAATACTCTCATGGCATTTACCCAGGGTGGATTCTATTACTACCTTTGGAAAAACAACAAATACATTGAACTTGGCGATCATCTCCCCGAGGTCGAAGTTTCCTTTGGACTGGTTGGACATCCTCGCCTTTTCAGTTTGTCAGACGAAAGCAAAAGCCCTTTCCGAATTTACTTTGACGGCATTCAAGGGGATAGTTATGATACAGAGTTTTCTGAGTCGAACAAGGCCAGAATAACCGAGCAGGTTATGGCAAAAGTTAACAAGTTTGTAGCACAGGAAACGGTGAACAAAGGACGATTTTGTTTTCCATTCTTCGTTCGTTATGCCTTGCGTTTATACGATGGTTCTCTTGTACATCATTCTGCACCAATTCTAATGAACCCTTCGACGAAGGCAGCTCCGATTGTGTGGTGGAATCATGCAAATGGAGGAAAACTCCTTACAGAAGCAGAGTGTGACATTATGCTAGTCGCAGCTTCTCTTGATTACAACATCATCCGTGATACGGACTACTATCATTTGAATGATTGGTCTGACATCATTAAAAGCATTGATGTCTTTGTGTCAAAGCCCATTTATACATACGATCAGAGTGGAAAAATCTCAACGATGTATGACACCAACAACTATAGTACGAAGTTCGTAGGTAGACTCTACGCCCATAACAAAGATAGTGTATCAACATCGAAGGCTGAGGATAAGTTGCTTGGGGATTTTTCTTCAAAGAAATTTCTTGACTACTATTGCGAGTGGGAGTATTCTCAAATCTTCGCAATGTACTATTCAAGTGATCGTACGTTTCCTTCGGTGGCATTCCATTTGCCCGAGTTTACAGACGGAAAGGTGGGAGAAACATTGAAGAATACCTCGACTTTCTATAAACTGTATTCTATCGAATTAAGCGGTCTCACAGCAAACGATTCGCGCCGGGAGATTGTCGTCGAGAACGAGTATCTGCAATCTCTGACAACGCGCGAAGTGATGACAGATGATTATCTAACACACGATCAACTGCACGCTGACTATTCTTTTGTGTACAACAATCGTCTTAACTTGGCTGGAATACGTAGAAAACCATACAAAGGATTCTTAGCGCAATCAATGTTTGCCTATTGTAATGGTCGCTTTGATTGGGGACATACGGGGCAAAAACTCAATATCAACATGGTGCCGTTTTCTACAGACCAATACACTATTGTTGCGTATATCAAGGAGAACGGAGAGGACTATTGTGTGACGAGCCAAACAGATCGCATATTACCGGAAATTGCGATTTTCAATAGTCGAAAGATTACAACCGTAAGCGGCTCTAAGAAAACGGAGAAATTGAGTACTCATTCGTGGGGCTGCTATGTGTTCTACCCAAACCCCAATGCATACAAACTCGTCATCTACAACTACAACAATCCATGCTACGCGATAGAGCTAAAGCAACACGAGTTCTTGAATGGCGCATTTGCAGTGCTCGACTACGAACAGGAACGCAAAAAAAACTTCTCTGCACTGCCAAACGTAGCCCCCTTGCCAAATGGCAATAACTTTCCCGTTCAATGTCCTAACAAAATTTACACGTCGGAAGTCAGCAACCCGTTTTATTTCCCAGTGCTTGGGATAAACTCCGTAGGTTCTGGAGAAATAAAAGGCATTTGCTCTGCGGCAAAAGCATTGTCTCAAGGACAGTTCGGTCAGTTCCCCCTTTACGCTTTTACCACAGAGGGGGTGTGGGCTTTAGAGGTAAGCAGCACCGGAACATACTCTGCACGACAGCCTATTACGCGTGATGTCTGCATCAATTCTGATGGTATTACGCAACTCGACTCAGCCGTGCTTTTCCCTACAGATCGTGGTATTATGCTTATCAGCGGATCGCAGACGCAATGCATTTCAGAGGCTATTGACTCTCAATACCCATTCGATGCCCTACGCTTACCGGGTTTCAGGAAACTACATGATATGCTCGGGCACAAGCCAGAGACAGATAAGTGTCTCCCCACAAAGCCTTTCAAGGAATTCTTGCAGCGGTGTCGCATGCTCTACGATTATGTCCATCAACGGGTCATTGTCTATGCGCCTGGTGTAACTTATGCCTACGTCTATTCGTTAAAAAGTCATCAGTGGGGGATGCTCTTCTCCAACATTTCCTCCCATCTCAACTCCTATCCCGATTCTTTGGCAATGGATAGTAATAATGCACTTATCAGTTACTCTATTCCAAAGGAGGGTGTCACGAAATGTCTCTATGTTAGTCGCCCCCTCAAACTTGAAATGCCCAACATATTAAAGACAATTAATAGTGTTATTCAGCGAGGGTTGTTTCGCTATGGCCATGTGTCCACAGTACTTTACGGATCACGTGATTTGCAAAACTGGCATCTTGTGTGGACTTCGCGCGACCAACAACTGTCCGGTTTTAGCGGATCGCCGTTTAAGTATTTCCGCGTTGGAGGAGTCGCGACACTTTCGCCCGATGAGAGTCTCAATGGTGCTTCTGTACAATTTATGCCAAGACAGACCAACAAACCAAGATAAATCACTGCCACGGCGGTGCCCCACTTGTGACAACGAGAGCTGAAGTCAATACCACTTCAGCTCTCGTTTTTCATTTGAACCAGTGTTGCCTGATTCTCGTCCGCTCTACGCGCGAGTGGATAGACCTGCCGATTTCCCTCTCCGCCTCATTCGCCTTTTCCATCCATACTTCAGATTTTTGGGGGTTGGTGATACTCAACCAATCCGACACGCCGCGGCACACGAGGAACTCATGAATGTATCGCTCGACAAAGGACAATGTTGTTTCTGACATCGTTGCTGGCACAGTCATATCGATGCGATACTGAGCTTGTTCTTGAAGTGTGTCGTTGAATTCGGTATTAGAAATACTCATCTTTGCCCATGGATAGAGCATCTCCCTACACTTCGCAACTCCTAAATCAAGAACTCTCGTTACGCGATCGACGTTTCCTTCTTCGCCCACATCGGCTACCATGTGCCTTGCATGTTCCGTGTCGGGGGACATCACATGGCTCTCGACATAGGCATAATTCTTGATGTCGTAAAGGAGCTGCTCTCGTGAGAAGGTTAATGAGACATTCAATCTATCGACCTTTTTCTCTATACAGCAACTCATAGGCTATCTATTATTCGGTTGGCCGTTTCGGGCGGCTACGTTTGCTTACGGCTTGTTGGATACTTGCAAGGCTCTTTTGAGCGAGGGCGATATACTGCTCGGCGTCGGATTTATTTGTAACCATATACCATTCAGCAATCGTAGTATTTTTCAGATAATCATGAATGGCTTCGCCGACGCCCGTTGTCGCTGCCTCATTGAAATTACTCGGCATTGACAGGTTCAGCGTCAGGTCTGTTTTGCCATTGTAATGACTATTATCGGTTGATGTTCCATCCTCGTCAAGGTACTCTGACAATTCTGTTTTCACCTCGGCGAATCCTTTTTTGATAGATCTGAGGATTTTCTCTCGGTTTTCCTCGTCTTCCGATGCGAACATGCTTGCAACCTCCTTGTGGTTTTCCTTGTTTTGGATAGTGCGACCACGCAAGAAAGTTTCGTTCATAATGTCATACAATAGCCACGAAATTTTAATCGTTGCCGTAACGCTCTTTTTTGCACCTAATGTGTTGTTTGGCATATCTGGTAAAATGAGTGGTTAGTCACTTGGTCTAGTAGGTCTTCTACGACTGTATAACAATCTTTCTGCACCGGTCATCATTTCCCCGGCTTGCTCGAAGTAGTTCGTGGCTTCTTCTTTGTTTGCCAGCTTAAACCACTGTGCAATAATGGAGAAAATAAAAAAATTGCGAAGTGCTGACTGTACGTTGTCTTTCAGTCCCTTGTCAAAGGATTTACTAACCTCTATTACTGCTTCATAATTCAATCTTTGTCGTTGTTCCGTTCCGGTATTTGCATAGTCCATTGTCGCCCCGCTCACCAACATTTCTTTGAATCTTTCGTTGGCAACAAGTACTGATTCTTCCCAAAACCTACTAAGGTCAGATAAGTCATTATCGGTGGCAAGAATTCTGTCTCTCGCCTTCGCGTCAGCATCTATCAGTTTTGCCCCGGTGTAGTCTGTAACTTTCGCCACTTCATCATACACTTCGTCTTGGAATACATGTACAGTAATTGTTTCCATCTTAATCGTTTTCTCATGTACGTGCCAACTAACCGCCACAAGTAGTAGCTCTATTCATATTCGTCAGAGATCGGCACGATCGTTGTTCTTTAGCTTATCAAGGTTTACATCAAAGTGTCTCGCTGTTTTATCCACCATAATTTGTTGCAACAGCTTCCAAAAGCGGTGTTCTTCCTCAGGTCTGCAACTGCTTTCATTTTCTAAGATAGACCAAGCCTGCTCAAAACAAATAACTCCTGTAAGCATATAGGATAAAGGGATATTCATATTGACGAATACCCAATGTTCTGCCATATATGCAAGTAGGATAAGCCACAGACGCTTAGGGATGGTTTGTTTTACGACTTTTCCGAAAGCAAATGAGGTGAACTTTGCTTTCTCGCGACTTGTTTTTGTCGGATAAGCAACGCGCACTCGCCTGTCAAGCCTGAACGCTGTGTAAGCATCATACAAAATAAAGACGACTGCCACTACGATCAAAGGGAATGTTGGTTTGAGCTCTGCTACCATCCAGCCAACTACACCGCCAATTGCCATTACTGCAAATTTCCAAAGTTTGAATACCACTGCCATATGCAAATGCTGATAAAAAAATCTACATCCCCTCCAGCTGATTTACTGCCGGAGCAATTCTCTTACATGCTGATTTTTAAGAATCTATATTGCTTATCTATCACTTCAGTTTTAAAGAAGCAAATCTACACGTTGTGCTCCATTACATTGATTTATGTTTTGCGATCTGAGAGATTCAGTTTTATCGGTATACTATGTTTTATGGTTGGAGTATCAGCGTAATTGTGCCCTATTATATACGTCCTTTGTAGACAATGCTCCAATTACTTTACGATAAAAAGAAACCTATGTTTCATTAGTGTCGATTTATGAATTTCCCGAACGCCGTCCCTAACATATCAGCGCCATTTCCTACTCCATCGCGTGGGTGCAGGCCATCAACGGTGTAGATGTTTCCGTCAAAAGGAGAGTAAACACCCGTGACGCTGGGGTTCATGACCTTATTATTAAAGGAATTCCATCCCCCAGTGTGATAAAAATCAAGACAAGGAATACCATAGAAACCACAGCACCGAACAATCGCGCTTGCTACATCTTCCAGTGTAACTCCACGACTATTTGCAGAATACCCCCCCAGGCCACCATGAAAGGCTATATTTCCGCACCTATATGGCTGAGTACAAAAGAAGATTTTTGCATCGGGCTTGAGGGATAAAATCTTTTCTATTACTTTTCTTGTATGGCCGTATATAGAATCAACGTCAACACCGTCGTTCATATCTCCCAAAGGGTAATGCCCGCCAAAATCATTTGTCCCCCCCATGACAGTAATTATGTCATATCGGTTTAATAGCTCCTCTGTAAAAGGTTCGACCACATTTTGTCCCACTTTAGGGGTATTAGGTGATCCTGTGTACGAATCACCAACAAAAGTGCCGAGATGCCCCCCATTTACCCCTCTGCCACGTTGTACACATCCTGTTTCTTTTGCCAAGAACTTACCGTAATAATTCATGTATGTGAAGCTGTCGCCAAGGGACAGTATCTTTTTCCCAAGGTAAGGCTTTGCATCATCTAATGTATTTTTCTGCTTTATTTCCTCTATGTTGTCAGAATTAGACTTTGACAAAGAGTACACCTCATCGAGTCGTGAGGTCAATGAACTAGGCTTCAAAACTTCCAGTATACACCCCGCTCCAATCACATACATTCTTAAATGCGTAGCATCGGTAGTCGCTGTGATTTCAAAACTTCCCGATTCTTCGGT